TTATAGAGTTTGTTAATTCCGTCATCGCCTACAACATTGGGTGGAGACGTATCAATCAACAACAATCGATTGGCAAACGAAGCAATATCCAATCCATTGGTCGTTAACTCATCTCCATAGATACGCCCAATATCATAATATGCTCCCAATTGGGGGTTGACATTGGTCGCAATAATCAAATAATAAGGCTTTGTGGGGTACTTCTTCAATAGCTGAACAAATCCAGCAACCGTTATATCCAGTCTCTTTCTCTGACTATTTCGGTTGGCGTTTAACATAACCACTGCGTCGTCTGGAAGATTCATACTCTTTCGAGCATCACTCTTTGCTTCTTTGGTTAGGATACTGAACATCATGGGGTCAACGGCATGCTCAAGTACACATACCTCTTTGAACTCGCCATATTGCTCAAGCTTCTTCTTCCAGATATCCGTGAACGCGTAGACACGATCCGAATGTTCGCGAAGCTTATCCATGAGTGGAGGAGCAATTCCATCGTAGACCTGATCCACATACACCCACAACTTGTAAGGAGAAGTCTTCGGATCATGCTTCATCGCCTCAATGAAACGATAAACAATCAATGGGTCATTGTAAATCATAACCAAATCAGGGTTGACCATCTCCAGATACTCGTGAATCTTGTTGAATCCAAATCCGTCCTCCTTCGGGTCTTCGTTTGCGGCCGCGTCATAAGAGGATATGTTCTCGGGATACTTTCGAAAGCTTGTTCGACTAGGATGACGCTGAAAGCCATAATGAAAGGTTTTCACTTTCGGAGACAATGTTGCTAGCTGACGCAAGAGTTGATAGGCAACCTTTGAGTATCCTGTTGTCTGATCAATATGTGTACTCACAAGAACGACTCTCATTACATAACAATCGTTTCTCGCGTATAAATAACAATGCAAGTGAATTCAGCACAAGACTGGTTGACGAAACAAAAGCGAAAGGTTATTGCCAAATCTATCTCTATTGCCCCTCCTCCTCAATCCCAGAGGACGAATACCTTGTACACCAGTCTTGAGGCAAATGGTGCGACACAACGGGAGAGATTTGTGGTTCCATTACAGGGTAGCGGAGGTGCGACGTTCTCTTCCGAGTGCTGTTCGATAACTCTTCCCTTTCCTGCTACAATCAATCGCGGTGTGATTCCTTATAACGGTCGTTCTATTCAGCCGTTGAGCTTTCGTATAGTCTCTTAAAGATAACGTATAGCTAAATACAAATGCCAGGTGGCTTACTCCAATTAGTCGGCGTGGGCGCTCAGAATGAATTGGTCAATGGAAATCCGTCTATGACCCATTTTCGAGCAGTCTATCGGCGTCATACGAACTTTGCTATGGAGCATATTCGTATGCCGTTTACGAGTTCAAACCTCGAATTTCCACTTGTAGGAACGCGTACGATATCCTGTCGTATTGATAGGTATGCGCAACTTCTTCATGATTGTTATCTGGTATTGACGCTTCCTGATATATGGTCGCCTCTGAAACAGCTGGGAACCAGTCAAGTTCCTGAAGGATATGATTCGCGTTCGAATTCGATTGGGTACGAGTTTCAGTGGATTCAAAACATTGGCTACAACTTGATTGATAACGTTAGTGTATCTATGAACGGGCAGACCATTCAGCGTCTAACAGGTGAGTGGATGAAATTCTATTCCTATGCTACTCATGACGCAAATAAGCGAAAGGTTATTGATCAGATGATTGGGAATGTTCCTGAGGTCTACGATCCTGCGAATGCGTTTGACCGTCAGAACCAATACCCGCATGCGATTGCGGTTTCCAATAGTCTTCTTCCGCGAGACGCATCCAACAACATTTTGCTTCCTGGTTCGAGTATACCCGAACCCTCTATTCGTGGTCGTCAACTGGTTATCCCTCTTCATTTCTGGTTTTGCGAAAACCCTGGACTTGCCTTACCATTGGTATCTCTTCAGAATTCAGAAGTCTACATCAATGTGTCTCTCCGCAATATCAATGACCTCTACACGATTATTGACGTGGATCCGACATCTCCTACATATGGAACACGTATTAAACCGAACAACGTACTCAGTACATTCTTATCGCCTCCACTAACGACGGGATTGCCAAGCAATCCAGGGTTAACAACCTTCTTCCCAGATCCTTATGTGGAAGGAAACTTCATATACCTGACCGAAATGGAAATGAACCAACTCGCAAGTGCCGACCAAACCTTTTTGGTCAAGACCGTACGACATGTCGTGAAAGAGGGTCAGTTTGGTGGAAACTCTGATGTTGAAATCCCAATGTTTAATCTGGTAACTCGTCTTATCTTCACAAGTCAACGTTCGGATCGGTTAACTGTTAACGATTGGGACAATTACACCAATTGGGAACTGACCAATCGCGCTCCATGGACTCCGATTCGTTCTGCGGATTCTGGAACGGGTGTTGATGTAGGAACTGCTTTGTACGCATCGGGACAACAGCAGATTTCATCCGTATATCCTCGGGATTCTTTGATTGATGCGGTATTACTCTTTGATGGAAAAGAGCGGTTCCAGACCAAACCCTTCCCGTTCTTCTCCTTGCTTCAGATGTACAAACATACTACAGGCGATACCGCAGAGCTATTGCCTGGTGTCTACATGTACTCATTTGCTCTTAATCATGACCAGTACCAGCCCTCTGGTTCGGCGAATGGAAGTATGTTCAACAAGGTTATACTCCGAACATCGCTTCAGCAACCGATTCCCCAGGCAACTGCGACACAGCAAACTGTTGTCGAGTTTGCGCTCAAGTCTACTTTGTTCAGCCCGAATCCTACATTTATAACGGCCGCCCAATGTGCTCTTCTCAATCCTGATGGAACCAAATTGTACCCCGATAACGAGATTGTTCAAGTGGTACGAACAAACGACAATATCATCTTTGTCTTCACCTACAATGTAGGTGTGTATGTTGAAACTATGAACTTTTTCAGAATCGTGAGCGGTTTGGGCAATCTTGTGTTTGCAAATTAACAAGAATGTCCTTTGAGGTTTTATCAGCGTATTACGGTGATAGTCAAGCTCGTAAGAATGTCATCAAATCTATCAAGGAAGCCATACAACGAGGTGATTCTGAAATTGTTGCGTCCAATTCGTTGATTCCCTTTTTAGAGGCAACTGAAACTATCGAGCTGACACAGGAAGAGATGGACGAAGCACGTCGTGAGGCCGAGAAACAATGTGGAAACGCAAATGATTCCAATTGTATCCGAGCCCGTTCGGAGGAATTTCAGAAGAAACGCCTGAAGGAAAAAGAGTTTGAAAGCCAATCGTCTGCCAATGCTATAAAGGGTAGACGATTGGAAATGGAAATCATGGAGAATGGGAAAAAGAAGACCATAACCATTCCTGATGGAAACAAGTATCCGCTTCCTGAAATTGCGGGGTTTCAATTGCCTTCTCTTTCAGGAACGGCATTGGAGGGCTTGAAAATTGGAGGAACCATTCTGGCAACGTTTATCTATGTGTTCAGTATCGTCGCAACCTATCGTACCTTTATCGAAGGCGGGTATACACGACTAGGATATGCGGCAACAGCTGCGGCCATCTTCATTCCTTATTCTGGCTTCTTTTTGATGTTTGCCTTTTTTGCCATAACGACTTATATGAAGTATAAAATAAATGCTTGAACTTCGCTGGATAGCTGCGGGGGTCATTTTGGGCATGCTAATTTCAACGGTTATTATTCCACCGACACGAAAGCAGGCAACAGTTCCTCAACCTCATGACCAAGGTGTGTATACCACAAACACGGGTTGTGTGCGATTTGAAGCAGTAGAAGTTCCATGTACGGAAGAACCCGATTCATTGAATCTACTCGCTTCTAAACAATAATGATTAAGTTGGTCGAAGTCATTCGCCGAGCATCTCCTTTTTTTTCATTTGTCATTGGATTGGGGATTTCAGTATTGTTGTTTCATCGAAACTTTTCAACGATACGAACCCTTGCTATGCCTCTGGGAGACATAACGACAAAAATCGTCAAGGCAGACGGAAAATGCTACAAATATCGCGTGGAAGACGCGAGTTGTGAAACCTCTTCGTAGAGATAAACAATGGACGACGCAACCTCTTTGGACGCACTGCTTCCTTCGCCGCAAGGGCCTCAGTCTCAGCCACCGATGGTTCCTATGCCTAGCATTCCCACACCTGGTCATTCGGGCATGGCACCGAGTTTCAAGCCTAGTCTACCAGCCTTTCGTTTCATGTTTTCCCAGACGACTCTCTACATATCCTTCTTTCTTGCGGCTGTTCTTATTTCGCTTTCTGCCCCCCGAAATCTTCTTCTTCAGTACATCCCCAATGCGTATACGTCTGGGGGTGTTGTCAGCTGGACTGGCGCCGCAGTTCTCGGAGCTGCTGCAGTAGTCATAGCCAATTTCCTGAACACGTTCCTGTCTGGCTTTGGCATGTAAGAGGGCTTGAAACGATTTTGTTAGCGATTTGATTTCTCTCTGTTGTTCAAGTCTATCACCTTCTGGATACCTATGTTGCGCAATCAAAACCTGCTGGATAATATCCAGATCCCTGTTCAGGGTTCCGTTTACGAGTGCTTTACAAACGAGTAATCGAGTATTCATTTTGTCGGGAAAAACGTATTTGTTGAGACCAAAGAATTCGTTTTTCATGGATTATTTGTGGAAAGACTTTCTACGAACACTCAAACATTCGAAAGACAGGCGTCATAGAGAAATGGCAAGGTTTCTCAAACGATTTGAGAGAGGGGAATTAACGTCAGAAGAACTTCGCGCATTCTTGGTTAAACGGTAGTCGAGTATATAGAGTAATGATGTTTGTTATGCCAGATTACCTTCGTCAACCACCCGCATGGTTTCATACGCGTATTTTGGTGGGTGCGGGGTCTTTTTTGCGTCCAAGCTTTGTCCATCAACACAAAATAACCCATGTCATTAACTGCGCATTTCAGGAGGATTCACCTCTTTGGTTTCGAGAGGTTAGTCCAAATCGTTATGCCTGTCTAGAAGCAACCGATACACTAGACAGTAATCTTCATACTTGGTTTCCAAAGTTTGAAGAAACCATGCATCGTTTTTTGCGCGAGGGCAATGGAACAGTCTATGTCCACTGTCAGGCAGGAATCAATCGTAGTGCGTTTCTTACGTTGCTGTATGTCATCAAGAACTTCAACATTGATCCAGTTGCGGCAGTCGAGTCTACTCGAAAGCAACGACCATGTATGTTTACAAATCCAGCTTTCAGGAGGCAAGTTGAGGAGTTTATAAATGGACGTGTTTCGAGTGAGAAAAATCCGAGAATCATCCCAGACGACAGCGTCCACTGGAACACTGGACTCTATACATCAGGACATAGTTCAAAGCCTCAAGGAGACGAAAACGATGCATAAATCATTATATGATGAACTTGAAACCTTACGCGGTCAAATTTCAGAATTGTATTGTTCAAACGATTTGGATAATATAGTCAAAGCCAATCAGCTACAAAAACGAGTACGTGAAATCGAAAGTGAATTAGAACAGTCCAATCCAGTGGAAGATTATTATTTGAAAAATATGGATATTCTCAATGACTACTATAAGAAAGAAACGTCCTCATCCCTACAAGTTCCATCGGCTTCAAAAGATAGCAATACGTTTCTAAAGTTTTTTTCAGCGTCTGTTCCGAATGAAGCGGGAACATCCAAGAAACAGATATTTGACGAATACATTCAGCGAATGAAACTATCATCAAGCATGGACTACATTCAGCAAATGACCGAACACTGTACACAATGCAATATCGCACGCGAAGAAATAACATCCGAGGGTATTCTTGTTTGCCCGCGATGTGGTTCTGAAGAGTATGCGTTGGTTGTATCCGATTTTCCAAGCTTTCGTGATCCACCCAAAGAGAGAAACAATTATGCGTACAAAAAGGTCAACCATTTAACAGAAATTCTGAACCAGTTTCAGGCCAAGGAAAGTACGGTTATTCCTGACGAAGTTATGAGCGAGGTTATTCTTGAAATTCGTAAACGACGCATTGACAATATTGCTGACTTATCCGAAGAAGATATACGTCAGATACTCAAAAAGTTGGGTAGAAGCAAATACTATGAGCACAGAGCACACATACTTTCAAGACTTAATGGAAACCCACCCCCCACCATTACGCCAGAGATTGAAGAGAAAATTCGGGCAATGTTTCAAGAGATTCAGGCACCTTTTTTGCTGTATTGCCCCAACGACCGAACCAACTTTCTCTCGTACTCGTACATCCTCTACAAGTTCTTCGAGCTCCTCGAGTTGGATGAGTACAAAGTATATTTTCCTTTGCTCAAATCCAGAGATCGATTAATCGCACATGACCTAATATGGAAGAAGATATGCGATTACCTACAATGGCAATTTATTAGTAGTGTATAATAATGGAACGTACGTTAATGGAAGCAATTCTACTTGATAACTTGCCCAAACTAGAAACCCTCGTGAAAAACAATGGCGTTGATATCAATGCTGGTGTGGATAATATGGGGAATACGCCATTGATGTATGCAATTGAACAAGGTAAGTACGATGCGTTCAAGAAACTCTTGGAGTTTGGAGCCGATGTAAATAAAGTTGCCCCAAGGGCGGGATACACTGGAATTCCCAGAGATGAAACAGCTCTGATGGTGGCAGCAAAGGAAACCGATGAACGATACACGATTGATCTCATCCAAAAAGGTGCGAACGTGAATGCTCAAAATAAAGATGGAAGAACTGCTCTTATGATTGCATATATGTTTGACGGAATTGAAGAAAGCATCCGTGCATTACTCGATGCTGGAGCTAATCTCGAGATTGAAAATCGGCAAAAACAAACAGTCATATATGATGCTGTTCGTCGTGCATCCCAATACGATGACATTTTCTGGCTCGATATGTTATTCGAAGATGAACGAACCCCAAATGTCAATCATCAGGACGAACGAGGAAACACACCTATTATGACTGCTATCGATTCGGCTGGTCTAGAGTGTATTCAATACTTAATTTCAAAGGGAGCCGATTTGGAAATTTATAACAACAATGAAATGACTCCACTGTTCTATGCGATTGAGAAGATGTTTAGACCAGGAGTGTTCGAACTTCTTGATCTTGGAGCAAAAACAACCATTAATATTAGTGGGTTCAATAAACATGCTTTGATTGTAGCTCTACATGAGGATCCTGAAGAGATAAGTGGGATTGTCAGCGACATTCTAGACAAAACTACAGATGTCAACATTGTGGACGAATCCGACGATGGTATGGACGATAGCCCGTTGATTCTTGCCATTCGAAATGAATTTGGTATGGACATCATAGAACGCATAATTGAAAAAGGTGCGAATGTGAATTACAAAAATCAAGAAGGTGATAGTGCATTGTTGGAAGCAGTGTATGCCAATAACTCGGCACTTGTCAAGTCTCTCGTAGACAAAGGTGCAGACGTAAATGTACAGAATCAAGACAATTACACCCCGCTGTTGATTGCTGCAGAGGACGGATCGTTGGATATTGTTGAAACCCTTATTGATGCTGGTGCAAACATCAATTATGAAAGAGAAGGTGGCGATACAGCACTCTTGAATGCATGTAGACAAGGGCAAGCAGAGATTGCTTCGCTTCTTCTACGAAAGGGAGCGAACCCAAATGTAGAAGACGCAAATGGCCAGACACCTCTTATGTTTGCAGTTATAAACGATAACATTGAATTGGCTGAATTGCTTCTTGAAAAAGGCGCAGACAAGACCGTAGAAACTGCAGGTGGTATGACAGCAATGGATTATGCTCGGAATAGGGCATATCCAGATATGATTGCCTTATTATTGGGTGGACCCGAGCCCAATGTGGAAATGTGGAAAGGCTATACGAAAGCGGATGCCGAATTCTTCAATCCAATTCTTGAGAATGAAAACAATTTAAATGACCAGTCTATCTGTCCTTTCTGTCTTCAGTATACGGAACGTGAGGCAGCATGTAAATATATGAGACACAAATGCAGGCCAGAATTACGACACGAGAGACTCTATAATCTATATAGAAGTAGTGATGGATATGTTGTATGGTGTGCTGTTTGTGGACGACACTGTTACGGCCATGGGCATTTTCCGCTGACCAACACAGATGAGACAGTTCGACCTAATCTTTTACCTTTTAAACCTGGAGCAGATGTCTACGACCCTAAATCCTGTCCATTGGAAGGTGGTGGCGGGCCCGATGAGAAGATTAAGCGAATTGACGGACTGTTACGGTACATCTGCGAAGTCCAAGAGGATGTTGGGAAGCGGTCAGCAAAAAAGGTCCGAGAAGAATTGATTGAAGAAGCTTGGAAGGCAGCCAGTGCTCGTGCCCCGAAGACAGTTCGCGATATTCGGGCAGCCAAGAAGTTCAACATTCCTTGCGGATTGCCTTCTGTTGCTACTGCTGAAACTACTACACCAGTGTCTTCTGATATTCCTAACCCAAATCCACTGCCCGTGAAACATGATAACGCAGAATGTGTTGTTGAATTAGGTGTTCATGACGACGGAAGACCCGTGTATGAGTTCAAGCACGTTCAACCTGACGGTAGTATATTCAATCACAACGATCAGTACATTTGCGCACAAGACCTCGAAGAACTCTTGCGAAATGCAGGTGGAATGGAAGACAAATGCCCGATTGATGTAGAAAACTGTAAAGGAAAATTACATCCCGATGAACTGAAGGAAATCTATGGCGAGAACTCTGATGTCTATAAGAATTATCGAGAGAGATTCAATGAGAAGAACAAGGTTGGCGGAACACGGAAAAAACAGAGCAGACGCAAGACATACCGAAACAAGAAGTTCAGGGGTGGCGCAGATGGAACACCTATCATTTCCAAAATGTCGGATGCTATCTGCGCTCTACCCGAGAAGAAGACAGCTGGACGGCGTACATACAAGAAAAAGTCCAAGTCCAAGCGTTCTACGAGAAGGCGATAAATAGGTAGGTATACAAAACCAATAAAAGAATCATCAATATCATAACTATATCATCAAGACTAACATGATACCGAAATCTCTGACGACAATACGGACACGTACAATGATGTTCTGCCCATCGGTCAATGCAGTGTTTGTGAAATGCATGACCACATTTTAGCTTTGTTATTCGAGTGTGCATACATTCATAACAAATCGGACATTCTGCCATTGTTAAGACCAATCAATAATAATCCCCGATTTCTTATTCATTTGGTTTGGATTTCTAGGACATTGTTCCCATGTCTCCCCATATTCAACTCTACAGTCTGGAAACTTTGCACGATAACCTTCGAGTAGGTCATCAACTGTAGGTGTATAGTTTCCCATTCCATTTGACTTGGTATCAATCGTATATTGTGTCTTTCCTTGTCTGGCAGCCATGACAACGTCTTGTCCGTATTGATTTACATGTTGCATAACTGCTTGAACACGAAGTTGTTCATGATGACGAGCACGTTCTGTTTGGAGATAATTACGAGAGAACAATTGCTTAAACTCCATTGTGTATGTCATACTGTTCAGTCAAATCAATCCGTTTTTAATACCCCTTCAACCATGCCTGAACCCTAGGACGCATGTGTGGAATTCCCATGTAGATATCCAAAGCACGACAACCCTGTCGAATGCTCTCCAAGTCCTCTACATCAATGGATTCCAGAATACCTGCAAATCCATCGTCGTTGATGTACTTGCGGATACGACCAATCAAATGAGCACGCCTGTGAGGAGGACGAGAGCGAAGAGTAGCAAAGATGTTCATGTGAAAAAGAAGATACATAGAGTTGGAAATTCCGTTTTTAAAGTTGATTTTTCCAGCATTGTTTATGCATAGTCCGTCCTTCCCAATCATGGTGTTTATACCCATTTCGCCGTGATGTACCGATTGGACGAAGTGGTGTTAGACATACAGAACACAAGTGTCGACTTTTAAACTCGTCTCTGGCACGATATATCCACTCTTTGTGATGTATATATACCCACCACCACGAACGGTTTTCTGTTCCAACTATACAATCGGGTAAAACATTATCACGAAACGAAGAAATTAACGAGTTTTTACATTCGTCTATAGTTTCTACATTTGCATTTTTAATCCACCTTTTACATACTTCAAAATCTTGGTTTAGCATTATAGTTTCTGCTAAATTGTCAATTGTATTTCCAAATCCAGATAGCCATACAACGTATTCATTTGAAAGAAGAATTAATGGTTGTCCTTTATGTTTTCCAAATGGTAATGTCATATTAAAAATAAGATATATAGAGTTGGAAATTCCGTTTTTAATCATCTTCAATCTCGTATCCTTTCGCATGGTATGTCGCATAACAATCGTCTGCCCAATGTCCCTGTCTTCCACATCGATAGCAAACGTTTCTACGATAAGACTTTCGACATTGGCATGGATCAGAATCACAATCGTCGCATACTTTGAGATATTTGTCTGCTAGATATTCTGCGAATTCTTGTAGTCGGACATGGGGGTCTGGTTTTGACTTTGGGCGAACAGTCACTGTACATTCCTTTGCGAAATGACCTTGTAATCCACACTTGAAGCAAGCATTTGTATTTCCTCGGATTTCAACTTGAAGAGTTGATTTGAAATTCTCTGGAAGACTGACTTGTGTGTATGAACCACCTCGTACATTGTCAATTCCATACTTCTTCATGTATTCCTTTGTTGTGTTGTTTTCATCATGTTCATCCTTGAGTGTGCGCAATTCAACTACTTTAACGGGTTTGTGTAGAGATGTCCATGACGAACCAGAACCATACTTGTGTTCTCGATATCGTCTATCAAAATCAGAGGTCTTGCCAACATAATACTTTCCTCCTTGAAGCTGCAATACATACAGTTCCTCCATTCCAGTAGATATAACCCATATACCTATTAATTCCGTTTTTAATACAAATGCGTCTTCATCAACAATTCTTGGCACAACTACATAGATTAGGGCGTACAGATCATTGGATGAAACATGCGATGATCGGTGGCGGACATACAGAAACAAGAACTATCGATGGATATAAAATAGATATAATCGATGACGACGAAGCAACTAAATTTGTAATCAAGAGCAATCGTATTTATTGTATAGAAATGTCTTTATACAAAGACGATAGCATTGCTTCTTTTCTTGCGGCCATGTACGATCCAGGTTGTACTATAGATGGAAAGATGGTACGAGGGGAGGGAACGAGAAAAATGATACAAATTGGACTAGATTTACTCAAAGAATTTGGTGCGAAAGAAGTTGCTATGACAGACACATCAAATATACCATGCGAAGGGAAGGATATCGGTTTAGGAGCAATGTACTTTTTGAAACATGGTATGACGTGGTATGAGAAATATTTTGGTTTCAAACCCGCTGAACGTCATCGCGAGTCATATGAAAACGCAAAGAAAATGAGAAAAAAACTTCTGGACATAAAAACCCTCAAAGACCTTCCCTGTTCGCATTTTACTGATAAGTTTATTCAAGACAATTTTGCCAAGATAGGATTTACAAATTTTTACATCATCCAGTGGATTAAACAGATACAATGATACATCGTGGAATTATGGCTCATCTAAAACGTACGGGGCGCGAAGAACAGTGGATACATTATATGGTAGGCGGTGGGTATGAAGAATGCGAAATTATAGGAGACTACTGTGTTGAATATGATGACAGAGATGAATATTCCAGACGTTTTTTAATTTTAAATCCAACCGAACCTTGTCTGGTTATTGCGATAGATAAAAAGTACGATAAGACCGCCAGTATGGATTCCGTAAAATTCAATCCGAAGTGTACCATCGATGGAAAAATGAAACGCGGAGACGGAACACGAAAGATGATACAATTTGGAATAGATTTAGCAAGAAAGAAAGGAGCAACTCAAGTATCTATCACGGATAATTCATCAATTGAATGTGATGGGCAAAAAATAGATTTACCAGGAATGTATTTTTTGAAATATGGTATGACATGGTATGAGAAATACTTTGGTTTTAAACCTGCGGAACGATTTCAGAAATCCTATACAAGGGCAAAAGAGATGCGAGAGAAACTACTTGACATTAAAAAACTACAACAAGAGAAGTGTGATTTTTTCACAGAAGACAATATTCAAGATTTATTAGCAACCATACGTTTTACAAATTTTTACGCGTTTGAGTGGATTCTAAAGCTTTGAACTCCGAGCAAACAACCACAAACCAGACTCCTCACACTTGCTGATAACCTTTTCAGTTAACCCCTTGCGGTCTTGCTGGGTGAGTTCGCGATTTCGATCGGTAAGCCAACGCTCAAATTGAATGGGTGTTAGATTTTGCTCTCGCATAATTCGTGTGAACTCGTCGGTTATCATGTCGCGATTGAAATTGGGGCGTTGAGGACGACTCGAGTTAACCTTGAGTTTCTTGTAGTTCTTGCAAAAGGTATCTACGAGCTTTCGCACTTCTTCGACGACATCTGTGGTTTCGCCCAAATACAATTCAGGGACGGACACGGACTTGTTCAAGCGTACAAACTCTTCCTTGACTTTCTCATCGGTTGCGTTCCACAGAATGTCGACGAGAACATTGTGAAGACCTTCAATTCCCTTCATGGCTTCCCTTCGGTGATTGGCTTCATAGCAAACCAGTTCATTGTTGATACACGCAAGATAGATAATCCCGTCCAGTCTCTTGGACGTCTTCATATACTCGTGAATTTCAGCTACTCGCTCTTCATCGGGGGGTCGATTAAACTTCCAACGCCGAATAGGGAGTTGGTTAAAGACATTTGCTGGAATCCAGCAGACGTCATGCTCGCCTTGGTGGTCAATGGAGGTATTGTTTTGAAGAAGAAAGGGTAGATAGAACGACATCTTGCGTTAGGTACACTTTCATTGAGTAAGTTATTTCCGTTTTCACAATCTCAACCCAATACTCTCAAATGTGGGGGTATCATCTGATTGTCAACGCAAAGAACTGTCTGGCACCCGCGATTCGTTCTCAACACATCATTCGTGGGTTCACGAAGACTCTGGTCAAGGACATTGATATGGTAGCCTATGGTGAGCCGCAGGTGGTTATGTTTGGAACGGGCAATAAGAAGGGATATACGCTTGTTCAGTTGATTGAGACATCGAATATCTGTGCACATTTCGTGGAGGAGACCAACGACATGTACCTAGATGTTTTCTCATGTAAGACCTTTGAGAAATCTACGGTAGAGAGGATTGTTCGGGATTATTTCAATCCCGAGAAGATGGAAACAAAGCTAATTGAGCGGGATGCTCAGCTCATTTAAAACAGACGAGGCAGACCACCGTGCTGCAGCCACTTGTGCGCGATGGCGAACACAATGGCGTGGGTGGCGGCAACAGTCAGCTTGGTTCCGCCGGGAGGCAGAGACACCAGCACACCAGGAGTCAGGAGGAAGAAGAGAACAGCGGTCGTCAAGATATAGCCCCACATTTTTATTTTACTATTGCGAAATTAAAACTCCAATAGGCAGGGTCCATCGGTGCGACTTCCATCGGGACACTGTTTATTCACGAAGGTTTCCACAGATGAAAACATCTTCGACGCACCACCTATTGCGCCAGGAAAACACTTATCCTGTCCCGAGACACATCCCACTCCTGGGCAGTAAATCTGACTACCAGGACATCCCATTCCCGACGAAACCATAGGTGAAAGAACAAACCATAACGCAATGAGCGCGACAATTAGATACACCCAAATAGGAAGAGTAAACTTCTTTGCCATTTACTTAGTTCTCAATACTTCTTTTGGACATAGTGCATATCGGTCTTGTAGATCCGAGACGCAGAAGGAATCGTGCGCTTGGTATACGTAGCAATAGCATTTAACTTCCGAACCGTGCTGTTGCGACCATATCTGCGAACGGCCTTGTCTAACGCAGCATGGCGAGTCGCCGCAGCATCGCTGTGGTCATATCCGAGAGAGCGCAGTACACCACGCTTGAGCTTTCCGATACCCAGAATGCCTTTCACCGTCTGCCAGCGACCAGGTGCGCCCCGATCCTTGATACACGCAGACTTGACACGCACATTGTTTTTCCGAGTGTACCCAATCCTGCGAATCTTACCAGGAGGACATGGTTTAAGACCGCCTTTCGATACCATTATCGGAGACGCATAATTATCATCCATTTATTCTATGGCTACATTCTTCTTGTTCGGGCAGGTAGTACAGCCTCCTCGAACAGGTTGAACCCTACGAGTGAAGACCATGTACATAAAAAATACAATCAACGAGAGAAGAAGAAGCCAGATCCACATTTATTCAATCCATATAGATTTTCGGGTAAGAAACGTACACTAGACAATGGGTATTCCTTACTACGTTGCTTCCCTGATTAAGCAACACAAACATATTCAGAAAGACGTTGAAACGGTCGAAGCCGATGTTCTCGGTATTGATTTCAACTGTTTCATTCATACATATCTCAAAGCATCCAACCCTATTGGAAGTGTTGTACTTGCTTTACATACATTTCTTACAACTGTTGCTCATGCGAAGAAGGTGTATATAGCGTTCGATGGTTTGGTTCCTATGGCAAAGATGGTTCAACAGCGCTATCGTAGATTTCGCAAGTCGACTACGACAGAAGAATTTGATAAGCACCAGATTTCTCCTGGAACACCGTATATGAAATCTCTTGCGAAAGCCGTTCGTTTCATGTTTCCAGAGGCCGTTGTTTCGGATACACTCGAGCGAGGAGAAGGAGAACATAAAATCTTTCAATGGCTACGTTCCATGCCTGCTGAAGAGAGACGTACTATTTGTATTTATGGATTGGATGCCGATTTGGTGTTGATTGCGTTAGCTCAGAATGAGTTAGGAGATATTCGGCTTCTTCGTGAACGAAAGGACGAAGGGTTTAGTACGTTTTCTATTTCTGGGTTGAAGTCTGTATTGCCTTTGGATTTGGAGCAATACCTGCGAATGTCAGTCCTCTGTTTTGGCAATGATTTTATGCCGAATTTACCCATGTTTTCACTTCGAGAGGATGGGTATACACGTGCTCTCTTTTACGCAGACAAGGATACTGCGCATAAAGATGAACGCAAGGTGTTCCTGAAACGAGCAAAAGATACTGACAGACGAATTATCTCCACAGACGGACATGCGATTGAAACTCGTTATGCGTGTCAGTTAATGGACGGTGTACTCGACTGGGAACCCGTTGTTCGCGCATTTTGGAAGACAATGGCTTGGACTATGCATTATTTCAAGACATCGGAAGTTCTGGATTGGGAATGGTATTATCCGTATCCAGAAGCGCCATTGATGACGATTTTGAGCGAGTATGATGTTATGACAGACTTTGAATGGGAACATCCCGAACCACGTATGACTGTCGAAGACCAATTGCAGTTTATTCTTCCGTCTCATTCGTTGGAGAAGTGTGGATTGTCTCAAAAGTATCCAGACGAACTTTACGATGAAGAAACCGAAACGAGACACCCGTTTATGAGACGATTTGCGTGGGAATGCGACCCATTTGTATCGATTCCACGCGGGCAACTTACCTCCGTAGTCGAAGTCCACCCGATGTTATACGAAATCCAGCACGAGCAGCTGAAAAGGACATAGGCGAAGATTGTGAGAGAACGGGTTTCGTATCCTTTTCAAGAATACCCGATGGAAGAACAACTTGTTCCTCGGCAACCACAAACGTCATGGTTGCGGATTTGGGTGTAAAGTATTCAACTTCTATCTTTCTCATTTCCTGAATTTTTCGAAGAGATACAATACCCGTTATATCCTGCATCGACTTCCAATAGTTGGTTATATGCGTAAGATACGCCATGCGATATTCAGTAGATGTTCTCCGTTTGAAGGTTTCTTCGAGTGTTGAAATGCACTCTGCGACGGTGTTGTAAATAGGCTTTGACAAACGTCTATTTACAGTATTGTGCATTCGAAATGTTGCGACAACAAAACTCTGTCTCGAGTTCAAAAATGTGGGAAAGTGCGTCTTGTATCGAGCAAGCATGCTCGTAAAATGCTCACGACAATGTGCGCACGTTATAGTGTCTCGAAACAAATCCAACCACTTGCTCATCAAAATCTTCTCGGACTCTGTGGGAACTTCAGAGTACGATAAAGCCACGGAATGCAATGTCATCCATCCCAATGGACCCCAAATAGCAGTCATATTGTATTACCGTACGACAATCATGCCAGCCTCCATTCCGCCTTCCAATATTTCTTTAGCAATGTGCGAGGGTGTCTTGTCAGAAACGGGTAAGCCTGATGCCTTGAGTACTGCGCGAACCTTTGTTTCGGGCATAGCGCGAACAGTCTTCTTAATCTTCTGTCGTCGCTTCTCCGCTCCCTTTTCCGTTAAGATACGAAGAGTGGATTTGTGTTTTCCATTGATGGGTGGTGCCTTGGCTGGGTCTCGAACAGCAGTTATCTTCTGACGAGCAGTCTTACCGCCTTTGAGTACACCATGAGGATATGTTCGCATAGACTTTTTCTTTTTGCCTCCCGTTGGGGGTGGTTTCGGTGTTCCGTCTTCTCCGATCTTGACAATCTTCACCTTTTCCATTGTTTTATCAATTAGGTATAATAAATGCCACCTCATCCAATGTCAAGACGATGGTTGAAAGAACCACTCATGACTCAAGATGAAGTAAAACAGTGGGTCGATTGGCAATTGAGTTTGTCGCCCAAAAGAAGCGAAGGAGAGATTCTAACAGACATGAAGAAGTACATACCCATGTACCAAGGGAGTATCGAGAGCGAAAATGCAAAAGTTATTGTCGATTATCTGACTTCAAAAACTCGTGAAATGATTTCCAAAGCAGAAGTCGATAAACAGAAGAGGGATATCGTGGGTCGTGTGTTAGAACAAAAAGGCGTTCCCGCAACATCTGGAACGGGTCCAATGAACAAGATACTGGAATATGCAGATATCAAAAAACCCGCAAAGGGAAGTGGAAGACGTACACGGAAACGGGCAAGCCGCAAAAACGGAAGAAGATCACTTAAACGAAGGAGCAAGCATTAATACACCATGGCAGAGTGGGAAGCAGTCAAGACATATTTCGCAAATGGCGTTCGTAGGTTAGTCGACCATCAGATTGATTCGTTCGAGGACTTTGTTCGCAATAAGCTTCCCCTCATCATTCAGTCTACGCCTCCCATAACCGTTTGGCATGAACAAAACGAGAAGATTAAGAAGTACAAGTATGAATTTCGTCTGTCCTTTGAGAATGTTTCGTATATGAAGCCTCGTATTCAAGAAGCAACGGGTCGTGTCAAGCCTATGCTTCCGATGGAAGCGCGTGTTCGCAACTTTACCTATGCTGCCCAGATGTATGCGGATGTTCGGTTTACGGCTCGTACGTACAAGGGAGATAACTATGAAACCTATGACGAAGAATCACGTGTCTTTGAGGGCATATCCCTTGGGAAGCTTCCTGTTATGCTGGGTAGCTCTCTCTGCCTCCTCAAGGATTACCCACTCAGCTTGGAACAGTATGGCGAATGCGGGCATGATCCGCTGGGATACTTTATCATCCATGGCTCGGAACGCACCATTCTGTGCCAAGAGAAGGTAGCCGACAATCGTATCATGGTGTTTCAAGCCCGCAAGTCATCCTCCAAGTACAGTCATTCGGTTGAAATGAAGTCTCTTCACGAGAGTTTCACGATGCCACCGAAGAAGTTAGAAATCCGTCTATCCACCAAGTTCAATGGATTTGGATATCCTTTGCTCGCATGTGTTCCTCGATTCCGTGAGGATATTCCTGTTATGGTCTTCTTCCGAGCTCTGGGTGTTGTAGAAGACAGAGAAATTGCCAAGCTCGTGTGGGGAAGTCTCGACGATTCTCATGTGGAAACTCTCGGAGCAAGTTTCAGGGATTGTGCCGAGATTGGAGTCTTCACTCAGGAGGATGCGATTCACTTTCTCTCGCAAAATCTTCAGTATGGAACCAATCAGGAAGATAAGCATGCGTACGTACGACAACTTCTGAATTCCGAGTACCTTCCTCATGTCCGATTTGCGGGTGAAGCTGTTTCACTCGGTGTCCACAATGCTCGTAAGTGTATCCTCACCGCTTCGATGATTCGTCGGATTATCCTCACGAGCGCTGGTCAGATTCCGTTGGATGACCGAGATGCGTATCCAAACAAGCGTGTAGTTACCACTGGTGCTTTGCTAACACATCTCTTCCGTCAGCTGTTTCAAAAGGTGTGTAATGACACTCGCAACGAGTTTGTTCAAGAGGTCAACAATGACAACTGGAAGAAGGCAGAAGGTGGAGCAAAGCCTATGGAAATTCTCAATATCAATAATCTCTACAAGATACTGAAGCTGTCAACTATCGAGGGCAAGCTCAAGCAGGCTCTTGCTACTGGCAACTTCACCGTCCAAGGACTAGGAACCTCCAACTCGACTTCGCTATCCAATGCGACAAAGGTAGGAGTTTCCCAGGTATTGGCGCGAATGTCGTACATGTCCACCCTCAGCCACCTCCGCAGAATCCAAACCCCCGTGGAGAAGTCAGGTAAGTTGTTAGCTCCACGAAAGCTTCATGGAACGTCGTGGGGCTTTGTGTGTCCTGTGGAGACTCCAGAGGGTCATTCGGTAGGAATTGTCAAGAACATGAGTCTGATGACGAGTGTAACTCAACATGTTCCTAGCAATACCGTTCTACACTTTCTACAGTCTTGTGGTTCCTCGATAACTTGGATTGATACTCCTCGTGTATACGAAGGAACTGCGATAACTTTGAATGGTGTTATGATTGGGTATACAACTGACCCCAAGTCTATGACAGACACATTGCGAAATGCTAAACATACTGGAAGACTTCATCCTCACATTTCAATTGCATGGTATACGCTCATCAATACCATCATTATTGAAACCGATGCGGGTCGACTTGTTCGACCTGTATTCCGAAAGAATGCCCCTCGTCCTACTGAAAACACATGGGACGCATGGGTACACAGCTGTGTCGAGTATATCGACGCATCTGAAACAGAAACACTGCGAATCGCAATGTTTGAAAATGACCTGACCGAGAGCCATACTCATTATGAAATTCATCCCAGCTTAGTGGTTGGTCATATGGCGAGTTCAATTCCGCTGTCTGACCACAACCAGTCTCCTCGAAACACGTACCAATCGGCTATGGGAAAGCAGTCGATGTGTGTATATGCTGGAAATTACGCAAAGAGACTCGACAAGAATGCGTACTTGCTTTGTAGTCTAACACGCCCCTTGGTCGAAACACGGCCAATGAACATTCTGAAGACACATGAGATGCCTTTCGGAATGAATGCGATTGTCGCAATCGCGTGTTATGGTGGGTACAATCAGGAAGACTCCATCATCATGAACAAGACAGCTGTTCGTCGAGGATTTATGCGAGGACTGTACTATACCATGTACAAGGATGAAGAGCATCGCAATGTTGCGTCAGGTCGTGAAGAAAAGTTCATGAAGCCGTCTAAGCACAATACACGAAAGTACAAGAACACGAGCTACAATGCAATTGGCGAAAATGGTATCCCATTGCTGAATGCCCATATCCAAGAGAATGATGTCATCATTGGCAAGTGTGTCAACCTTCGCAACGATCCTGGAGGCTATTCCTACAGGGATGCTTCAACGACCCATAAAAACGCAGAACCTGCTCGAATTGATGGAGTCTGGCAAGACAAGAATAGTGATGGATATCCCTTTATCAAAGTCCGTTGTGTTTCCGAACGAATTCCTCAAATTGGAGATAAGTTCTGTTTGACAGATGATCACGAAGTTATGACAAAGAACCGCGGGTGGGTTTCTATTGCAGATGTTGATATGAATGACCTAGTTGCCCAGCTAAATCGTGAATCAGGTAAGATGGAATATGTACACCCGTTGGAGCATATGGTTTTCGACCATGATGGTGATATGTACGAGGTGGAAACTCAGGGGGTTTCATTGAAGACCACTCTAAATCATCGCATGTGGGTACAGCGTAGAGACAGAGATTACTACGAACTTATAACCGCCGAGAAGATGAAGGGTAAACGAGTGCGATTCCAAAGTGCCGCGCCCATTGCAACCAAGGATGTCAGTTTCGACATTGGTCAGTTTCACTTTGAAGGAAGTGAGATGCATGATTGGCTTACCCTTGTAGGATTATGGTTTGCAGAGGGCTGGGTCTATATCAACGAGGTACATTCTATCCGTCGTTTGGAATTTGCTGCTAATAAGCCTCGTGTAGAGAACCAATTGAGAAATATATGCGAACGTTTGGACTTTGCATATAGCTTCAACGAAACTACTCGCAAGTTCTACATCAACGAACGAACCCTTGCGTATCATATGCAAGAGTGGAGTGTAGGTGCGAAGCAAAAGAGTCTGCCGAACTGGGTGTTTGACTTGTCTGCTGAACAATCAAAGAGCTTACTTTTGGGACTTTGTTCTGGCGATGGACATGAAAGTGATAGCGCATTGTCATACATAACGTCGTCCGTACGTCTTCGTGATGACGTTCAGCGTATTGTTCAGCAAGTAGGTTGGGGTTCTGAATACACGATGAACACTCCTGCAGGACATGAAAGTACAATCAACGGTCGACTCGTTCGTTCGACGACAGACTCGTGGCGTATTGGAATTCGTAGAACTCGAACCCGACCAACATTGAATCATGGACACTCGACATCGCAGTGTGGTCAAACCGAACGCCTCGTACCATTCTCTGGAAAGGTATATTGTATTCGCGTGCCCTCGGAGGTGTTTCTAGTGAGGCGCAATGGTGTATGTGTGTTTACTGGCAATTCATCGCGTCATGGTCAGAAAGGTACCGTCGGAATGTTGTTGGAGGAAGAAGACATGCCCTTCACAGCAAGTGGATTGCGCCCAGACCTTATCATGAACCCCCACGCAGTTCCGTCTCGTATGACGATTGCTCAATTGATGGAGAACATCTTTGGGAAGATTGGTGTTCAACGGGGAACGTTGGGCGATGGAACACCATACAGTCATCTCAAGGTAGAAGACCTGAAGAAGCATATGCTCGATCTGGGATATCATCCGTACGGTAATGAGATTCTCTACAATGGTCAGACGGGTGAGATGATGGAGGCTGAGATTTTCATGGGTCCGACTTTCTATCAGCGACTCAAGCATATGGTCATTGATAAGAAGCACTGTATGACAGAAGATCACGATGTTCTTACTACGAGTGGTTGGAAACCTATCAATGAGGTAACACTCGATGACAAGGTCGCTACTCTTCAAGACGGTAAAGTTGTATATACGAATCCAGTTGAGTTGTTTGAATATGATTATGAAGGCGACATGTATGAGGTAGAATCCAATCAGGTAAGTTTGAAAGTCACCCCTAACCACCAAATGTGGGTAGCAAAGTCGTATACTCGCAAACAAGAATGGCGTTATGGTTTCCACGAAGCACAAGACATTATTGGAAAGCACGTGAAGTATCAGAAAGACGGGGAATGGGATTGCGAAGCCTATCAATTTATCCTTCCTGCATGCGAGGATTCTCTAGACATGGCAGTTGATATGAATGCATGGTTAACCTTCTTCGGTATATGGATTGGTGATGGATGGTGTAGCGAACGAGCGGTTACTATTGCTGCAAACAAGCCTCGCGTGAAGGCAGCACTTGAACAGTGTTTACCAAGACTCAATTTATCCTATCATTATTCTGCTCATTCATGTAAGATTGATATTTATGATCGTCAACTTCGCAAGTACATGCGTCCATTGAGCGTTGGTGCTAATAACAAGCGTCTACCCGAATGGGTCTGGAATCTGAACAAAGAACAATCTCTCACGCTGATATCTGGACTTCTATTGAGCGATGGACATACTAGTGGGTCTGGATCTCTTCTGTATTCTACCGCATCGAATGGACTTGCGGATGATATTCAGCGTCTAGCACTACATGCTGGGTGGTCTGCAAATAAGCGTCTTCATACCAAGGCAGGAACTCCGTATACAATTGGAAATCATTCTGGCGTGACTACTCAAGATTTATGGCTGATTGCGTTCATTCGTGGAAAGAATCGCCCTGCTATGAACCACGGACATCATAAGGAACAGAATGGTCAGCGTGAAGGAATGGTTCCATTCCAAGGAAAGGTATATTGTTTAGAAGTTCCAGGTCATGTATTCTATGTGCGTCACAACGGGAAACCTGTATGGACGGGCAACTCGCGCGGCAAGGGCCCGATTGTTAGTTTGACACGTCAGCCTTGTGAAGGAAGAAGCCGAGATGGCGGTCTTCGTGTCGGAGAGATGGAGAGAGATTGTTTGTTAAGTCATGGTGCCTCTGCATTTACCAAGGAACGATTGATGGATGTTTCTGACCCATTCCCTGCTGGAATTTGCAAGACATGTGGAACCATTGCGATTGTCAATGAAGAGAAGGGAGTGTATGCGTGCGGTACTTGTGGAAACAAGACCGAATTTGTGAGCAAAACTTTGCCGTACGCAATGAAATTGTGGGTCCAAGAACTGGAAGCCATGCATATAACCAGCCGAATGGTATTAGAGTGATTCAATATCTCTGTTTAAAGACGTCAAATCGTTATCCGAACGAGATTCCTTGATTCGAGGCTGAAGACGATTCCGAATCATAACCCCGCACCAACACAGTGCTAAAAAAGCAACAGACAGACCAGCACCGATGGCTAACCAACTATCTTCTGGATCTACGTTCATTTTTTTGATTTAACGAGGTTGTCTTGAAAACCTTTTTCTACAATAGTATATCCCATATCCCAGCATGGCTAGTACGAATAGACTTGTAGATACAATCGCACTAACAAAACCAATGAGTTCGGCAATATCCATTGTTTACAGGTAGTGTGCACTATCTAAACAATGTCATTGGAGATTGTTCTGGGTCCTATGTTTTCGGGTAAGAGTTCTATGGCTCTTTCATATATTCGGAGATTGAGAGCAGTAGGTCGCAATGTGTTGGCTGTCAAGCCTGTCATTGATACTCGATTCTCGCAAGATGAGATTGTATCCCACAACGATGATAGACTTCCTTGTGTAGTCTGGGATTCGAATATTCCACTGACCCCGAATCGATTTATGCTTCAGGCAGATTGCGTGGTTATTGAGGAAGCACAGTTTTTCAAAGGACTGACTGATTTTTGCAGATACATGATGGGGATTGGAAAGCAT